GTGGTAACGATGAGATTATTGCCTTCACAGAGGCGTTGAATAAACAGTTTGCCATAGCAGGGACAGGTGCACAAGAACAAAGTGCAGCAATGTATCAGTTAACCCAAGCAATGGCATCAGGTAGATTACAAGGTGATGAATTCCGTTCAATTATGGAAAACGCGCCAATGTTGGCACAAACAATTGCCGACCATATGGGATTAACATTTGGTCAGTTACGTGAAGCTTCCTCAGAAGGAAAAATTACTGCCGGTATAATTAAACAGGCATTATTGAGTACCGCAGTTGAAGCGGGTGAAAAATTTAATAATATGCCAATGTCATTTGGTCAATTATGGGTACAAATAATCAACAGGGTTAATAGAGGACTTGAACCACTATACATGAAACTCCGTGAAATGTGGAACAACCCTGATATGCAGATATTCCTAACACAAATGGCAAATGGATTTGTGGCACTTATTAATTTAGGTATGAGTGCATTTAATGTCCTAGCAGGTATAGCAGGAGTTCTGTATAGGAATTGGTCTTTCATAGAACCAATATTATTTGCCATTGGCGCTATTGTGTTATATACTGTAATTCCTGCGTTATGGGCAATGGTTCCACCTTTACTAGCGGCGGCAGGTGCTTGGTTGGCACTTAATTGGCCGATATTGTTAATAGGTGTAATAATTGCTTCACTCATTGGTATATTAAACGCATTTGGTATTAAAACATCACAAATAATTGGGTTCATTGTCGGAGTGATAATGACTTTTGTTTCATTCCTTTGGAATATTATTTACGGTGTTCTTTCAGCAATTCTTTCATATTTAGATTTCTTTGGCAATATAATTATGGGAGTGGTTGAATGGATTTATAATGCTTTCAATGGTGGGTTTACTAGCATAGGTGGTGCGGCGGCAAACCTAATTGGTCAAATGATTTCTTGGTTCTTACAACTTGGAAAAGTTGTTACAACTATTATAGACGCTATATTTGGAACTAAATGGACTGACGGTTTAACAAATTTACAAGATAAGGTTACAAGTTGGGGTAAGAAAAAAGATGCAGCAACTTTTGATAAGAACCTTGCGGCAAACAAGGCTGAGGAATTGGGTGTTAAACGTGCCGGTTATAAGGACACATTCAAAACCACTTCTGGATGGGCTGAAGGAAAAGTAAATGATGTAAAGACATATTCAAAGTAGGTGACAGAACCTATAATACTATGGGTGGAATGGACCCATCTGCAATGGCAGAAATTGCGGGTAATACTGGCGCTACTGCTGGTAATACTAAAAAGTTGACTGAGGGTATTAACTTAAACGATGAAGACATTGAATTATTAAAGGAAACAGCACGTATTTCATTCGTAAATAGATTCACTACAATGACACCACAAATTACAGCCTCATTCGGTGATGTACACGAAACAGCAGATACCAAAGCTATTATGGGTGTAATTGAAAAATCAGTTATAGATGCATTACAAAGTAGCTTGGAATAGGAGGAACAATGGCAGTTAAATTTTTCTTTAAACCTGTAACACAGAATGTAGGTTTAAGTATTGCCAAAATGGCTCTTAAACAATATATGGGTCTGGGTGGTGTTAAAAGTGATGCAATCGCGTTTGCTAAACAATACTTCAAAGGTAACTTAACTTTACCAGTTAACCCACAAACTTTAGAAATCACAACACAGAGTGACAATAAAAAGGTGAATGTTGTTAAATCAGGACAGATAGTAATTCCAAAAGGAGTTAATCTTTCAACATTAACTATTGAAAGTTTCTTTCCATCAACAAATACATTACTGAACAGATTAACGGGTGGTTATGTTCCTAGTTATATTATCACAAGTCTAGGTTCAATGTTTAATTCATTTACATCACAAAAGTATTATGAATATTTTGAAACATTACAACAAACACAAATTCCAGTAAGATTGGTTATTAGTGAATGTGGTGTGGATATGGATGTATTAGTTGAATCCATTAAAAAACGTTATGAATCACAGGACGAGGACATCCATTACACATTGAACCTAATAGAATATAGGAAAACTTCAACAAGAAAATTAGAATCAAAGGTATCAAACGTCGTAACGACTGTAAAAGCCGTGGTTGCTACTCAACCTGCAAGGGCAAAAAGTGGGCTTGCCATTGGCGATAAAGTATTAGTTGACGGACCTTACTTCTACGACAGTTTTGGTGCTAAACCTTCAAACACATTCAAAAACTTTACGGGTAAAATAAGTCACATAGCATCAAATCCAAATGCCACACATAAATATCACATAACAACATTAGATGGTGGTTGGAGAGGTTGGGTTAAATCCGAGCACATAAAAGGAGTTGAATAAAATGAGTGTAGATATAGAAATATTCGCTTATAAAAGGTCAACTTCAGAACAATGGGACATTGGTGATATTTGCGAACAAATCAAAATTGACTGGCAGTTAGAAGGAAATGCAGGTGCTATGACTATTAACTGCATTAAAGATAGTGAAGTTGATTTGGTTGAGGGTGATGTTGTTTCGTTAAGGGTTAACGGAACGAATTTCTTTTATGGATGGATATTCAAAAAGGAAATGAATGCGTACGATTCAGTCAGTTATAAGGTTTATGATATCAAACGCTATTTAGCATATAAGGACGTTGATGTTACCGGAAACGAAACTATAAATGAATTCTTTGAACGAGTTTGTAAAATGGCTAATATTAGTTACAAAGTAGTTCATACGAGTGATTATATAATACCTTCAAAAATACACGACGGTGAAACCTATAATAATATGTTACAATACGCAATTGATACAACTCTTATCGGAACAGGGTTGAGATTTTGTGTAAGGGCGAATGGAAAAGTATTGGAGTTGGTTGAGTGTTCACAACAGCAGACAGACATTGTCCTTGGTGACCAAAGTTTGTTAACGGACTTCCAATATTCAAGTGATATTGAAAACACTTACACAGCATTTAAGGTTCAACGTGAAGTTGCAAGTGAATCACAAAAAGGCAAGAAGAAAAAAGAGGAAGGTATGTCCGAGGCTCAAAAAGTATTGCTAAGAAAAACACTTGTTGCACAGAACGAAGAAAATGTTAAAAAATGGGGTGTGTTACAGTATTACGAAAAGAAAGATTCTAAATGGACTGATGTACAACTTAATCAACATTTACAATTATTACAAAATGCTTATGGCAGACAAACAAGAAGTCTAAAATTGGAATGTCTTGGTGAACTTACTTGTATTCCAGGTAATATGGTAACGGTTCTTATTAGTGATTTAGAAACTGAAAAAGTTGCACAGGGGACACCTTGTTTAATAACAAGTGCCACACATACATTGACACACAATGACCACACAATGAGTTTAGAAGTAGAGGTGAATTAGAGATGTTAGGAAAAGTTATTTTAGATGCGGCGAAGATACATAGTCAAATTCCAGATAGTCAGTTCAGTGATGTAATTTCTGGAACTGTAAAAACTGTCGAACCATTAACAATAAAAATTAATGAAAAATTAACATTGACGGAAAAGAATTTGATTTTGAGTGCATTTGTTCAAGAAACTTGGATTAATGTACCTACTACACCAAACCCGCTCGAGCCGGCAGATGGAAAATACCAACATAGACATTACATTGATGCCGAAACAGAATTGGCAAATGATGGACAGGGTGCCGACCACAAACACGCTATAAAAATTTATACAGAATTTGCACACCCGAAAATTCTTTTGTGGCGTGGTTTAGAAGTTGGTGATGTTGTTTATTTATTAAGGGTTGCCAAAGGTCAGTCCTATTTTGTTATACAAAGACAAGAAGGTATTACAAACGAAAAGGAGTAACGAATGATTCCAGAATTGAATACTGATGTAGAAACACAAAACATTGAATATGAAATTGCCGCGACAAAGACATACAAGTTAGACCTATTAAATAAACGAATTATGGGTATGACAGACGGTTTGGAAGCTTACAAAATAGCGGCAGAAAAAGCGTTAAAGACAAAACGTTATGCACATATCATTTATGATGGTAATTACGGTTCTGACTTACAAGATTATATTGGTCAGGATTTTGATTTTGTAAAAACGGCAATTCAACGTGAAATCCATGAAACATTAAGTCAGGATGATAGATTTCAATCAATTCAAGATTTTATAATACAACAGACAGGACTGGACCATTGTATAATTAGATTTAATATAATATCCACTGAAGGAACTTTTTCAACGGAGTTAGAGGTATAAGATGACAAAGATAACTGAATATTTAGAAGTATATACGAAGCAATATTTATTAGATTTAGCATTATCGGAAGTACCCGACGACATAGATAAAAGGCAAGGTGCTATTATTTATGATACATTGGCAATTGTTTCAGCAAAGTTTGCCGATGTATTTATGGAAGTTAAAAAACTTGTTGAACAAAGTTATATCCTAACAGCAACTGACGATGATTGTATTGACTATCGTGTTGCGGAACGTGGTATAACTCGGTATCAAGCAACAAAGGCACAAAGGCTTGGAACTTTTACATATAACGACGGTACACCAGCAACGGTACCTGTTGGTTCACTATTTAGTACAATAGATGAAAATAAACAAAACGTTATAAATTTCAAAGTTAAAAATCAATATATTGTTGATGGTATTACAGTACCTGGAAATTATGTTTTAGAATGTGAAACTGCCGGAACAATAGGAAACACATATTATGGTGAAATCCTACCGTTATCGGATGTGGACACTTTGGGTTCGGCTACAATATCAACCGTTTTAACACCAGCGAGGGACAGAGAGGAAAATGATAGTGTTAAACAACGTTATTTTGACACATTCAACATTGAAGCTTTTGGTGGTAATTTAGCAGATTACAGACAATACATGACAAAATTTGATGGGGTTGGACAGGCACAAATATACCCAAGAACAGAAATTGAAGATACAATTATTATTTCTTGTGTAGACCCTAGCAACCAACCAATTTCAACACAATATCAAAACACAATTAAACAAATATTAGACCCGGAAAACTACTATAAAAATGGTAATGATACATCAGGAATGGGTTTGGGTGAAGTTCCTATTGGTCACAAAGTAACAATCACGGCACCAAAACAAACTGTAATTGATGTAGATTTAACGATAATTAAGGGTAACACGACATATTTAGAAACAGTTAAGCAAAACATTGTAGAGAACTTAACTGCTTATATCAAACAAATTCAAGACGCTTGGGACGATGGTGACGGACAATATGAGACTATTGTTTATTATAACCAAATCCTAACAGCCGCAAACAATGCACAAGGAGTTACAAACGTTGACTCTTGTATCGTTAATGGTGGCACAGAAAACATAACATTAACACAAAACAAAACAGAACAATTCATTCCAGTATTGGGAACAGTTACAATAGGTGAGGCATAATGAGTTTAGAACATTTAGTTCCATTAGAAAACTATGTACCAACAATATATAAAGGCGTTAAGGAAATTGAAGCCTTAATTAAGAGTGAGAACTATTTGTTTGATATACTTGTAAGCATTGTTGATAAAGAATACGCAAGAATGTTCATACAAACCTGTGACCTAGAGGGTGTTGAGAAATTTGAACGTATTTTAGAAATCACGGCAGACCCTACAATAGAGTCATTAGAGTTTCGTAAGGAACGTCTATTAACTCGTTGCAACTCAACATTACCTTACACCACTATTTGGTTGAAGGTTTACTTGAACGCAGTTTTGGGTGAAAACAATTACGAATTGAACATTGATTATAAAGATAATATTATTAGGTTATATGGGTATCTACTAGATTACAGTTGGTCAAGAGAAGCAAATAGTATGATTGCCCAGACCAAGCCTTGTAATATGATTTTTATAAACATACCTACATTAATAGAAAATGTTGGGTTATTACATTGGTATGATAACAAAACCTGGAATGATTCGATTTGGAACGATACCAATACTTGGTACGATTATTGTTTCCTTAATTCTTCTGACGTTCATAATTACGACAAACAATCTGAATCAAGTGACGCCTTTCAAGTTTTATTAAACAATTTAAAAACAGTTAGATTGAATAACTCGTATGAATTACAAGTCGATACAACAATCAATAATGATATAATATATATAGAATTTACAGTACCAGAGGAAATTAAGTTATTAGAATACGTTGAAATTTTAAACGAACGAAAAGAACCTCTTGTGTTCACTGAATGTTATATAGACACTCCTTCGGGAACAAATATAGTAATCAGATTATCATGTTATAAAGGAAAGGACTTGTAAGAAATGGTTGAGCAATTAAGCACATTCGAAATTTGTATGTTATTAATAGCCGTTCTTGAAGGTGGTATTTTCATTGGCGGGTTGGCTGTTAGTATCAAATTCATTACATCAAGACTTGATAGATTAGAAAGAAATCAAGAAAAGAACTTAAAAGAATATAAAGAACAAAACGAAAAGAATTTGGGTTTGTTGAGAGACGACATGAAACGCTATAATAAAGCTATGGAAAGGCTTGCGGCTGTTGAACAAGATATGGCAACTGCCAAAAAAGAAATTGAAACTCTACACAAACTTTATAATTCGGCAATTGATAAGATGACAAGTTGTCCTCATTATAATAACAAGAGTTGCCTATAAACAATTAAACTATTAAATAAAATAGGAGTAAGTAATGAAAGAAATTCAGATTTTAAATAACGGGGATGCGTTATACGATATAAGACGTAAAATCAATGAAAATTTTGAATTAGTACACGAAAAAGCAACCACAGAACCGTTGGTTAGCTTTGGTGTTAATGAAGGTAACGAAACAGATGGAGTTGCCGATTTATTAGACATTGACGGTGACACCCTAAATTTCAAAGTTGGTGGTGAATATCCTAATTTAGTAATGACATCAGGTGATGGTGTTACAACAAAGATTGAAAATGTTAACCCATTATATTTACAAAATTTAACAGACGGTGAATATAAAGTAGTAGTAGATGGTTCTAACTCAAACATTACAGACGCCGAATTTTATTCACAACTGCTTGAACCAGAAAATCCAAATGAAGGTGATGTTTGGTTTAACGGTGAGGCAGCGTTTTCCTATACTTTCGAGGGTTACACTATAACAGCCCAGACACGACAATTTTTACATGCCTCTTGTTTGGCTAGCATAGATGATTTGTGTGTGGTTGCTGGTTCGGGTGACACGATATTAGGAAGTAGGGATGGTGGTGTAAATTGGACATCCGTTAAGTTACCAACAACTAATACTAATTTGGGGGTTATTGGTGCCGAAGTATATAATGACCGTATTTATTTGGTTGCTAGTGATGGGTCCACTTATTATATTGATTATAATTTACAGGCACAAAAAGCTACTGCTATATATACTCCACATAACTTAACAAGGTTTAGAAAAGTCAACGATTATTACATTGTGACTTCCTCAAATGGAAATATCATGTTGACACAAAATATGGTTGATTTTCAGAACGTAGAGGTTACAACAGGTAGCTTATTTGATGTTGTATATACTGACGACACTTATTTTGCATTAGGTTCCAATGTCGTGTTTAAATCATACGATTTGTTAAATTGGGACACTATGGTAGCTGTAAACGCAGCAAACTGTATTGGAGTATATGATGACACGCATATTCTTGTGGGTGGCAAGACAGGTATGGCTTATAAAATAAACACTAAATCAGTGGCAGCTATAGAAACAGTGCAGGTGCATGCAAATGCTACAATCAATGACATAGCAGTTTTGGGTGATGGAAGTGTTCTAGTAGTCGGAAATAATAGCCTTTGTGCCATTTCAAATGACTTCAAGACATTCCGCACAGCATTTGAATATACAGGTATTTTAAATAGAATCTATGATAAGTTCATTGTGGGTGGCAACGGTGCTATTTTAAATCTGAACAAACAAGAACAATGGGTTAAATACGAATACATTCCAATTGGTGAACTAACAATTTCAGGTGGTGAAGTAACTTACTTTACAACATATCCATATAATACAAATGGATTATTCGAAGCAACTTCAAGTACATTCGGTCTATTAAGAACAGCCGCTGAACCAGATGAATTGAACTGCCATTGTTCAGACG